GATGTCTTTGACCGGAGCAGTGGTCACATTCAAAATGATCAATGCAGCAACCGGGGTTGTGAAGATTGCAGCGACCGCTACAGGGGTCACTGTAGTATCAGCACCAGCAGGAACAGTCGACTATGCTTTCGCCTCAACAGGGGTCGATGAGGCAGGGGTGTTCTGGGGTACGTTTATAGTGACCGCGTCTGGTGTTGCTGACTCTGTTCCAGTACGACAGAACGAACTCAAGATCGTGATCGACAGCGATACGCAATCAGGGGAAGACGCATACGCAGCAGCGGTCGTGTAGGCCCTAGTTCCCTTGTTCTAGAACAGCAGAACTAGGCCTCAAAACGACCCTCAAAAGGGCCTTAAAACGACCCTAAAAACATGCTAAAAAGGGCTTAAAAAGGGCTTAAAAAGGGCCTAAAAAGGGCCTAAAAACACAGTAAAACATGCTAAATATGGCTGAAAAGCCAATCAAATGGCTATAAAACACGACCAAAACATTGGATTTATTGAAAAAATGGGTCCTTCCGGTGGCCCCGAGTGGGGCGCGCGGGTTTGGTTGCGGACAAAAGTTGTCTCTAAGAAATTTTCAAAGGGTGATACTACCAAATGGCAAATAAAAAACTCTCTCAGGGGTCAGGGGTGGTCGTCGAACAAGTTCCGACAGTGGACCTAATCCCATACGCTCGCAACAGTCGAACGCATTCAGATGAGCAGATCGGGCAGATCGCATCCAGCATCCGCGAGTTCGGATTCTGTAATCCCGTTCTGATCGACGCAGAGAACACGATCATCGCTGGACACGGCCGTGTTCTTGCTGCTGGTCGAATGAAACTGGAGACTGTTCCTTGTCTTCGCCTGACGCATCTCACGGACGCACAGAGACGTGCCTACGTGATTGCGGACAACCGAATCGCTCTTTCATCGGGGTGGGACTCTGAGTTGCTGGCGAATGAACTGAGTGATCTAAGGTCGGATGATTTTGATATGGGGTTGCTGGGGTTTGATGCGAAAGAATTGGAAGACTTATTGGGCTTCGAAAGTGGTCCGACAGAACAACCAGAAGCCCCAGAAGACTTCAAAGAAGTTGACGAGAACATCCAGACTGATCACGAGTGCCCGAAGTGTGGCTATAAATTTTCCGGTGGGAGTGCCACATGACAGAAATCATCAAGCCGCCCTACGCTGTTCCGAGCATGGATTCAATCCGAGCGATGCCGTGGAATGGGTTCAACGCGATCAGTACGTTCTCGGGCTGCGGTGGATCGTCTACAGGCTATCGGATGGCAGGCTTCAAAGTCCTATGGGCCTCTGAGTTCATCGACGCGGCACGTGAGTCATACGCGGCGAACAAAGCCCCGTACACGATCCTTGACGGTCGAGACATTCGCCAAGTGAAGCCAGAAGACATTCTCAAGGCGATCAATATGAAGCCCGGGGAGCTTGATCTGTTCGACGGATCTCCTCCGTGTGCTTCATTCTCAACGGCGGGGAAGCGTGAAGCCGGTTGGGGTAAGGTCAAAAAATACAGCGACAAGTCACAGCGAACAGATGATTTGTTTTTCGAGTTCAGTCGACTGGTTCGTGGTGTTCAGCCGAAAGTTTTCGTTGCTGAAAACGTCAGCGGTCTGGTGAAGGGAACTGCCAAAGGCTACTTCCTTGAGATCCTTGCTGACTTGAAAGCAGCAGGATATCGCGTGAAGTGCAAAGTGCTGGATGCTCAATGGCTCGGCGTTCCGCAGGCGAGACAACGAACAATCTTTATCGGCGTGCGGGAGGATCTTGAGATTGAACCAGTTCACCCGAAGCCGATGTCATATCGGTACAGTGTTCGAGATGCGATCCCTTGGATAACGAAAGTCATTCAAGATCCGAAAGGGCAGTTCGCAATTCAAGAGGCTGGCGACACTCCATGCTTTACGATCAAGGCAGGAAGTTCTGTTCATTGCACTGTGCAGGTTGGAGATCCAAAGCACAATAAAAAAGAAGGCTCAGGTTGGTCACGAGGCGAGAAGCACAGCATCGACAAGCCAGCGCTATCAGTCATGGCAGGCGGATACGGTGGAGCGAATGCCGATGACGTGTTGATCAATCTTACGGGCTGCGATGAGCAAATCGCGAAGATTAGAATTGCCGATGGTTTCGATGGCGAAAAGTGGGTCGATGCTGGGTCACGTCCGTATTCGACCGTCGGGGCGTCTTCTGCATCTGGATGCAACCTCAACAGCAATGGGGGAAAAGCCGAGTTTATCAAGAGCAGCGGTGAGGTTATTCGCCGGAAGTTCACCATCGCCGAACTGAAACGACTCTGCGCTTTCCCTGATGACTTCATTCTCAAAGGAACGTACGCACAGCAATGGGAACGACTCGGGCGCGCAGTCCCTCCCGTGATGATGAAGGCTGTGGCTGAAACGATCCGCGATCAGATCCTTTCGAGGATCAAATAATGTGCGGACTGGCAGGAATGATCGGCGGAACTGAGGATCTCGTTCAGCAGATGCTGGCAAGAATTCGACACCGTGGTCCAGACGGCGAAGGGATCAAGTCCGCAGGCGATTGTGTTCATGGACACGTCAGACTTTCGCTGGTCGATTTGTCTTCAGCATCCAGCCAGCCGTTTGAGTATCGCGGCGATGTTCTTTCCTTCAACGGTGAGATATGGAACTGGCGGCAACTCAGGGCTGAAATGGAATCAGCCGGCGAGACGTTTACCACAAACGGCGACACTGAAGTTTTGGCGGCTATGCTTCACCGCGACGGGCTGGCGGCACTTTCAAAACTGGATGGAATGTTTGCCTTCGCGTGGTCATCGGCTGACGGTGAACACTGGTTGGTGAGGGATTCATTCGGCAAGGTTCCGCTCTATGTGGCGAAGACCAGAAGCGGGTTTGCATGGGCCTCTGAACGCAAAGCATTCATCGCGGGGTCAAAACCGAACAGTATTCCTCCTGGCTCGGCATTCAGCCTCAGGGCAGGGGCAACGCGAAAGTGGTATGATTTGCCATCCCCTGAGTCGGTTGGCCCTCAGGACGTGCTACAGAGGCTCAGGGATGGTGTGGCGAAGCGACTGGAAGCCGACGCCCCGGTTTGTTGTTTAATATCCGGGGGGCTTGACAGTGCGTTGGTTTTGGCACTTGCGAGGGAGCGGACGAAAGACGTACAAGCATTCACGGCAGTTTTCAACTCGACTTCCGACGATGCTCGCTCGGCAAGGCGATTGTGTTCAGAATTTCAAATCCCGCTGACAGAAGTTTTGATTGACCTCACGGACAAATCAATTCAAGACGCCATGCAGTCAATTGAGATCGCATCGAAAGCACAAATCGAAATAGCGGTTCTATGTGTCCCGCTGGCGAAGCGTATCAGCGCTGATGGTTTCAAGGCTTGCCTGTCCGGTGAGGCTGCTGATGAATTGTTTGGCGGCTATGGAAACTTTTGCATCCAAGCGAGCAAGGCGACTGATCAAGAAGTCGTAGAACTGAGGAAACAACAACTCGCCAAGATGAGTCGCGGGAACTTCATTCGGTGCAACAAGTCATTCATGGCTGGCGGTGTAGAGTGCCGACTGCCTTTCATGGAACAGCAGTTGGTGGAATCGGCAGTTCAACTTGGGAAGCGTGATTCGCCGCCGGGGAAAAAACTTCTCAAGGATGCCGCCAGAGGGCTTGTCCCCGCGTGGGTAGTGAAACGAACGAAGGATACTTTTCAAGGCGGCAGCGGGGTTGCTGATGCGATTGCAAAAAGAATTCATTCGCCAGTCAGATTCTACAATGCAGAATTGACGAAGCGGTTTGGCTATAGGCCAGAGGATTGAAGATGGAAATTCCGCAGGATTGGACATTCAAAACTGATGGCGTCGCGTCTGGTTTCGACAAGCATGTTCGCGAACAACTTCCGTGGTATGACTTAATGAGTGGCGCTGTGGCTCACATCGCCCGTCATTATCTTCCAGAGGGTGGCGTGCTGCTTGATATCGGTGGATCGACAGGGAACCTCGGACGTAACATGGAAGGCGTTCTGACAACACGTGGGGCGTCGTATATTGCAGTCGACAATTCTCCGCATATGGCAAGCGTTTACAGCGGCCCGGGTGAACTACAGATTGCAGATATCCGGACGATGGAAGTTCCTGAGCATGACGTTGCGGTTATGTTCCTCGTCTTGATGTTCATCGAGCCAAGACTACGTCGCGAGATCATTGCAAAAGTTGAGAAGAAAACACGCAAGGGAGGGATCTTGATCATCGTCGACAAGCTGGCAAGCGTTGGTGGGTACCTTGGAACAGTCATGTCTCGCCTGACACTCGCAGGCAAAAAGGCTTCTGGATGCTCAGGGGATGAAATCATCGCGAAAGAATTGAGCCTTGCTGGGGTCCAAAGGCCAATGGCATTCGAGGAGCTTGGGTATTATCAGGAAGTGTTTCGCTTCGGTGAGTTCTTTGGATGCG